ACACCATCTGGACTCCCACCCAACCATGTATGCACCGGGTGAGGACAAAGACCAAGTTCATGGACCACTTCACCATACCTCTCTTCATAGAGTATGCGCGCTTCATCTTCGTAGAGTTCACCGTGTCTAGTAGCGGCATTCCCAGTGAATTTCTCTCCGAGTCCACACTTTTTTAGGAGAAGTTCAGCAGGTGTTTCATATTTGTTGACACCGATGGCTGTAGCTGCATCACTCGCTGTGAGCATGTTTCCACGGAGAGCGAGCCATTCCTCAGACTTCTGGGCAGCATATTCCCGTTCAAGTAAAGCTTTAACGTTTTCGTGCATCTTAAATTGCTATCGTTCTTATCTTTTAAGTTTATCGAGGAATTGACTAGCCGCATATTGCTCAGCCTGTTTCTTATTTTTGGCATACCCCCTTCCACCGAAATGATTGTTTACATATACGTCTATGAAAAATGTTGAGTTCTCGTGACCAGCTACACGATAATCAGGTAACGGAAAGTTCATAACTTGACAATATCTCATCAAATGGTCTTTAAAGTTATCATCTATCATAATCGCGTTAAGATCTACATATTTCGGGTCGGTGTAAATACGAAGTATAAACTCTTTAGCATGAAGTAGACCGAGATCCATATAAATCGCACCTATGAGAGCTTCAAATACATCCTCGAGAATCTTTGGGTTATTATTCCAACCATTACGCATTCCCTTCTCATCCATGAGAACAATTTCATTTAAACCGAGCTTTTTTGCTATCTCAGCGAGGGTTTCTGATCTAACAAGTTTCGTTCTAGCCTTTGTAAGAAAACCCTCCTGCTTCTCTTCATATCGATCAAATAGATATTTCGTGATTATAAATCCAAGTACAGAATCTCCCATAAACTCTAGAGTCTCAAATGAGTCGGTGAGTTGTTCATATTCTTTCATTGATGATTTATGTGTAAAGGCCTTTTGGTACAAAGTCAGATCCTTGATCTTTGTACCAATAAGTTGTTCAATCTGAGGTTGATTAACAAACATACTGTGTATTGTTATTATGATGTGTTATTTTTTTAAGCCTTTACAGGTTCCTTCTTCACGTAGTGAGGAGAGAGATACTTCTGCAGATTAAGGTAAGTCACAATGACGTCAGCAGGAGGCTGGAGGAGATCCTTGAGCTTATCGTCAAGGATAAGCTGGCGACCGTTGTCAGGGTGCTTGAGACCCTTTTCAGTGATATACTTGTTGATGAACTTAGTCACTTCCGAACGGGAGATGAGTTCATCAGCTGGAAGACCGATAAAATCGCGCAACTTAGGTGTCACTTCCTGTTTTCGGTTGAAGCCATTGTTCGCGGAACGAGCCTTGGCCTTCTCACCATCAGGATCTTCTTGTGTGTTCTTCACTTTACGGACGATCTTAGTGAGTGACTTAACATCAGCACGGAGACCAGCAAACTCGGTTAGGAGAGCGGCAATTTCGGTTTGAATGATTTCAAGAGACATTATATCTTTCTTACCATGGTAATCTTTAAGTCATAAAAGAGATCAAAATGAGAGCACTTATGATTATATATACAATCATATAGTCGTATATACTGAACCCCCTGTGTGGACGATCTATAATTCTAAATGGTTCTCTATATTCTCGATTACTTTGACCAGGGCATCCACCTTTACAACAGTCACTTGGACATGCTTCAATACGAGGACCCCGTCGCACCCCACAGAACTGTCTTCGTTTGGTGTCATCCACATCAGAATAAGCATAACACCTACATTCATCGATTATGTTGCAGACCATATTATTATGTGATAATATAATAATGGATACCAATTATTACTCTGAGTCCACTGTTGAAAAATATAGGAATGATAACTTATTTTTTAAAGATCCTAAAATGAAAAAGTACTTCGATAGGAACTTACAGAGAGATCTTGGTAAGTTCCGGGATCAGGCCCGCACCAAGCATTCTGATAAGAGTTTTGAAAAGATGATCTACGTAATTGTTACGGATTCTATACGTGATATCATTATTGAAACTATAGGTGAAATCACAACTTACATGAAAACAATGGGGGATCTAATCATAAGTGGTGGTGAGGCGTTTAATTTATATATGAAATACGAAGAACGTATAGTTACGAGTGATATAGATGCAAAGTTTGTACCAAAAATACCAGTTAACCCTGAGTTTTTCGGTAAACTTCAAGCCATTAAATTATTATTGTGGCAAAAACTCGGTGAAATTGCTAAAAAATTAAACATCCGTATACGAAATCGTATATTAAGTCAGCGTGAAAAGCATCCTAAACTTTTCAAGTTTTTGGGTATAAGTTTTAAAAACGTGGGTCCATTCGTAACGAGGAGATATACTCTTATCAAAAAAAAGAAAACCGGAAGCAATACTAACCCAGGAAAAGGTGACATTTTCATTGATGTGGAATTGTTTGCACTTGATTTAAACTTACGATATTTCTCACCAAAAAATGGAAAAATACAAGATAATACGATGGGTGGTATACTCGACATACCATTCATGAGACCGGAAGAGTTTGGTTACGAGGTGGCGGATTCTAAACGCAGGGGTATTACATATCGCGATTTATCTACAGATAAACTCGTTACCAATAAGAATATATTCATAGCGAGTAGAGAGTTTTTAATCGAGGACATTTATTTGATGCAGAAACTCAAACTTCGTCCAGAAAAGAAAGAGAAGGATCGTCAACGTCTCTTAAAACTTGCACGGTTATTTTTAAAAAACATAAAAGCTACTGACAATATGGATAGTATTTTCAAACGCGTTAAACCTAATATCACCAAAATCAGTGGTAAACGAAAAAGGTATGCGAATGTATCAGTACCTATAAAGAAAGCTATGCAAACGAACCCGTATGAACATATGAAATATACAACGATACCATCCAAAGATAAATTGTCAAAACAATTAGTGTACGGTTTAAACCCAGTTGTTAAAAATACCAATGTAAACGGTTACATAAAGTCTAATGGTAATCAACGATTCAACTTAAAAACAAAGAAATGGAAACCTGTAAACAATAAGTCTTATGTAAAAAATGAGTACAATCTCAGGCCGTCGAATACACAGAAACTTCCCAATAAGTTTCTTATCGATAAAACACTTTATGGATACAATCCAAAGAGAAATCAATGGGTCCCTAAGAAAATACTCGATAATTCCGCAGCTATCCCATTTGTTGGTTTAAAGAAATGAACTGTATACTGTATATAAAATGATCTATAATCCACCAGTCAAAGGTGATGACGGTCATTACTTCGTAAAAGCTCTTACCGATACCAAGAGAAAGTGTCTCGTTCAGGTTAATAAGGTAAATGTTTCTGATGTATCAGGGGAACTTGTATTTGATCTAGTTAGCCAGGCTAACATTAACAAGATTAACGCAATCGATACCCTCAATTGTGAGACTGCACTCATCAATTCTAAATCTTGGTTCGGGAAGGAGCTTTCTGAAAATGTCATCAAGGGTGCATACACTTCCAGTGTAGTCGATGGACAATTTACAGGCGAACGCATTGAAAATACCAAAGTATTCAACCAGGGTCAAGAGCAGATGGATTTCGATTCTGTCCAGGTAGGTAAGTCGTGTGATGTCATCCTTGAGTTTGCCGGTGTTTGGTTTGCCAAAAAATCGTTCAGTACTTCTTGGAATGTTGTCCAGATCAGAACCTACCCAGAGCCAATTATTGATACATATCCAGAAGAATACGCGTTTGTCGATGAAATTGATGAAATTGAGGAAATCGTCAATGATGCTACTCCAGAAGAAGATGAAGACATCGAGAAATAAAAAATTTGTTTACCATATATAAAAGATGATGAAGAAGGGTCGTGCCCAAAATCTCATAATGCTTGTCGCTGTCGCTACTCTGGTATACCTCCTTTTTACCATGAACAACAAGTCTCAGTATTCTATCCAAGAGCGTGAATATTCTGCCATCCAGGTAGCTCCATCTGCGGGTCCAACCATGGCTCAAGTTTCAAATGGGTGTGGGATGCAGAACGGTGTCGGTCTCGCGTCTTCTCTCCTCCCCCGTGAGGTTGCCTCAGCTGAAGATTTCGGTGAGTTTGCCCCAGAGGATATCCTCGCCGGTCAAAACTTCCTTGAACCTCGTTCTCAAATCGGCTTCCCCGAAACTGTCGGTGGTGCCCTCCGCAACGCCAATCAGCAGATCCGTTCAGACCCACCCAACCCTAAGGAGCCATTTGTGTGGAATAACTCTACCATTGTACCCGATATGATGCAACGAAGTATGTGCTAGATGTCAAATGAACTTGTAACCATAACTAAATAACTTTTTGATGCGAAATATGATATCAAGACCCTTAATCCAGGGTGTTGATACCAATAACCATAATATATATCTGACTTAAAGATTAACTAGTACTCTAGTATAATAAACTATGTCAACAACCCCTGAACTTACTGCTAATGTCAGCAAGCTTGTAGATCTCTCTAAACAGCTTTCTGCAGCGAAATCTGATATCAAGATCCTCACCCAGGAAGAGAAGCGTCTTAAGGATGTTGTTAAGAAGATTATGGTTTTAGAGGGTATTGATACCATTAACCTCAAAACGGGTAAAATTGCCATTCGTAAATCAGTCAGGACGACAGGTATGAGCAAAGATATGATTGTAAAAGGTCTGATGACTTTTTTTGGTGGTGATGAAACTAAAGTTGAAGGCGCCCTTAACGCAATTAAGGACGGTCTTCAAGTCAAAGAGTCTACTTCCCTCTCATTAACTGGTATAAAAGAGAAGGTCGAGAAGTAATATAAGTAATCAAGATGGTTTGGAGTCAATACGTATATGAAGCTAATATTGGGTTTGACCCAGTCATCAGTGACGATGAAGAAAATAACGAAGAAAATACACCTATGAATATTGAAGAATGGGAAGTTAGATATTCATATGAATTGTGGTATATATGGGGTATGATTAATACACTCTTAAATGATGCCTATATTGAACACACAATGAAGTTTGGTGACTTTGTAGAATATTGTTATACCGAACATGATGAATATCTTGGTCATGATACTTTC